CGCCCCAAAAGATTTGCTACTTTCTGCAACCGTTCAGATTTATCAAAATTTGCAGCATTCACGATATATCCTCCACTCTAATCACGTATCTGCCTTTACTGTTCTTACGCCAGCCATGCACATGAATTTTGATGCCAGCATCTCTGACTAGCGCAACCGTGGTTGAATCTTGAATTTTCTTTATGCGGTCAGCAACAGCAGAGGCCGTTACCTGTACCGCCAGAACTTCATCCTTGCGGATAGCAAGAATGTCGCACCATGTCCAAAGATCGCGCCTTTGTTTTGTCCACGGATTCCATCTTTCAACTACCTCACAGTGATACCCTTGTTCCCGCAAATACTTGAGTGACCGTTGAGTCGGTGAGGTACTAGAGCTTTTTCTAGCGGCAGGTTTCTTTTCAGCCTTCTCCATAATGTTGAATATCCAATGTTAAGTTTTTCGGCCCACTCAGAAATCGTTAATGTGATTCCTAGGTAAGTAATGTTGACATTGGTTCTCTTGTTGTTCTGTTGGGTTTTATTTAATACCCATCGGCAGTTTTCCTTTGAGTACCCTTCAGCATTATTAATACGATCAAGAGTTGTATTTTTTGGCGCTTCCCCCATGTCTTCATAAAAGTTTTCAAAAAACTTCCATCTTTCACATACTCGAATACCCCTGCCACCGTAGTTTGGATAATCTTTGTCATTTGCTTTATCACATCGTTTAATCATCTTTTTCCAAATTTGGTAAGCCCTAGTTGTAGCAAGACCATCCCTTCTTTTTCGCCAACAACCACAAGAAACAACAGATCCAGTGCGAGGCATCCAAGACATGTATTGAGCGGTGTTTCCACAATCACACAAAAACTCCCAAACAATTTTTCCTGATTGCCTTCCAACAGGTTTTATTGCAACAAGCTTTCCAAATCTTTGACCAACAATATCAACTGCGTTCTTTTTGAGTTTCATGTTTGTCTCCATTGAATATCCAATGGTAAAACAAAGTCATGACGCTTGCAAATGACAAGTTGTCAAAATGCTAAAATGGGATAGAATCATCATGAGGACTGTACTCACGTACTGTGCTGCCCTCAGAAGGTTTCTTGTAGTTTGGATCAGGCATGAAGTTATCCACTGCCAGTGATATAAGCTCACCTACTGGGGTAGGTTTACGCCATCCTGCAAGCTTTACCCACTCACCAGCCTTAATGTCTCTGTCAGCAGTGAAGCCACCTTTAAGGTGAGGCTGTGTATCTGTCTTGCGTTTGTCGTTAGTGAATAACACTCCCTTGCCGGGACGTTCGTTGTGATTCTTCATACTTCCTCCAGAGAGTTTGCAGCAGCCATGACTTTCATTTTTGCAGGTGCTTCCAATTTATCTATTACTTCGGTATTTGCGTCTTTAAGCATCTTTAGTTTGTCGCGTTTGGTATCACCGCTAAGCTTTTGGCTTGCCTTTATTTTGTGAACCATGTCGTGAAAAGAAATCTCCCACTCTGCTAAATCCGTTGATTCGCTGAACGGCTCCTCTATCCCCGGCACGTACAGTGGCAAAAAAATCTCACCTTCTTTTCTTTCTTTCGCTTTCTTTATTTCCTCAACCACGACTTCCGCTTTGCCCATGTTGACTTCCTGATGGTGCTTTGGCGGCTCCATGTCCGATACTTCCTCTGGCGTGTAAACACCTGCGACACAGCCGGGATATACGGATCGAATACCCTCTGAGATAGTTCTAGCTCTGAGCATGGCTCTAGGATACTTATGCCATCCACTACCCGGTTTAACCAATCCGATGCTCTTTGCCATCTCGATAGTCCAAGTAATAGCAAGACTCCCGCCAGCGGGGTGACTAAAAACACCAGTAACTCGATCATCTGTGTACTCCGTCCATTCAACCTTGCCACCAGCTTGCTGGAACCTAGCCATCATTGCGTCTGCTTTTAATGCTGGCCTACCCTGTATGACATGGTAGTCACGCGCAGCTATAGCAGGGTGTGATCCTTCTGCCTGTGCTACTAGCATTAGTGCCATTGCTTCCTCTGCTGTCTTGACGTTAAACAATCCAGACTTAGCGACTGCTATTGCCATCTTTTCTATGTCTTGATACGGAACTATGTTGCTCATTTTGACCTCGCTTTCATCATCTCATCTGCTTGTAAATAGGCAGCTTCTGCAACAGATATTCTTCTATGGTTTGAATCGTCAATACTTGGGTCAGTATCAAAAATAGTTATAAGAGGCTTCATAGCTTCTGCTGCAAATAAATCTCTTAGTTGTAATCCATCTTTCTGATGAATTGACGTTGGATATACATTCATTCTCATCCCCTTATTTAAGTAAAAATCTACGACTGCCGGGCATTTCAATTACAAATTTCTGGTAAACGTCTGGCATAGCTTGCTGAAACAAATCAGACGCAAACTTTTTGCTAGGTTTAGAGTTACGCCACGTTACAAGCGTCTTTCCATCCACAGTAACCAGCGAACCTTTCGAACCCATGTATTCCCGTATCGCAACCTCGACTTTCTCCGCTTCTGTCTCAAGCTGCTTGATACGTGCCTTGTACTCTTGAAGAACAATACAAGCTTGTTCCACCGCGCCTGTAGCAGTTGCCGTCGCTTCACTCGAAACAGGCCAGATAAGCTTTGTGGACTCAACATCACTAGGCTGCGGCTCGGCATTAGATACGACAATGCCCCAAAACTTTGCCATCTCTTTGACAAGCTCATCCTTCATCTCCTGCGTGATGGTGAAGTGGAATGTTCTGAACTTTTGTCCACCAAACAAGACCGCAAGATAAATCTCATCCACGTTATGACAGGCCGCTTCGTGAACGAGTTGCGCCATATCCGCAGCAGGAACCATGTTTGTTTCTTCGTCGAACTTAGACAGAACGCCAGCGTTGTAGTTTTTACATTCAACGAGTATTCGTCCATCTGCTGAGATGTAGTCAAAATGAGATTTAAGCCACGGCTCAGTCTTATGCGATAGAACATAGTCTGCATCCTTCAGTTCAATCCTATGCTTCTCTTGGAATAGTCTAGCAATGGTTGGTTCCATCACCTTACCCATCTGGACTTCTTCCACTTCAGATAGATCAGGCGGCTGCTTCTTCCCCTGCTTAACAAGAATGGCATCTGCGGCTCTACCATTAGCTGCTAAGCGACTGTCTCCTGACCACCATGCTGCATTTCTAACCTCTGGTGAAAAATCATCTGTGTTTACGCTAGTCATAATTTTTATCCTTTAGTTTGGTTTCAATGGCTTTTGCGTATTTCAGTGTGTCGAAATAGCAGTTAGTTACATACTGCTCTGCCATTGATTCGTATTCAGCATTCGTCATCCCTACCCATTCATGCTCAGGCTGCGCTAGTCTGGCGCGGAGTGCTATTTCAAGTGCGTCAAGATGCTCAATTTCTTGTGATGTCAAATATTCAACCCCAGTCAACTCCAGTGCATCTAACGCTTGCTGCAATAGTTCGCGGTCAGTCATACCTGCCCCCTTGCGCGGATAGCTGCGTCAAACATTGCTTCAAACTGCTGCGCTACAAATAAAGCATCATCGTCATTTAAATCATCAAGTTTGATTTCTCTACCTGAACTTGTCTGCACAAAATCAGACTCTTTGGGCAAATGGTTATTCCTAAACCAAGTGATATACGCTTTAGCTTCTTCTGGTGTCATTGCAAATCCCCCCTGATAGTTGGTTGCAGTATGTGATTGGCAATCTCTTGTCTGTCCACGCCTGTCATATCAACTATTGTTGACAGTAGTATTAGAGTAGCTGCTCCCCAACCTGCTAGGTCATCACCGAATTCATCCTCCAAGACTGCTGTAAGCCTGTCTATCGTGCGATCAAGGTCATGGGGGCTATAGGGTAGGGGCTTCACGCATAGCCTCCTCAAACTCTTTACTGCGCTCCAATCTGTCACGTAGTGCGTCTGTGTCTGCAACGTATAACAAAGCCTGTTCGCCACAGTGGTTTGGCAGTTGGGTTTTACGTTCTGCGTAGCAATAGGGGAACTCTGCGTTACCTGAAACAAGGTCAACAGTAGTTAGTTTGGGATGTATGCAGCGGTCACGTTGACCATGTGGTGTACCGAAAAAGGTGCAATCTCGGCATAGTTTTATGTCTTTTAAGTATGTCATTCCTAATCTCCCGAAAGGGTTGTCTAGTTTAGTAGCAAGTAGTGTTGCAGTTGTTTCCGTAGCAGCAAGTAGAACAGTTAGTGCAGCGTCCAGATGCGTCGCAATAGGTGTGATATGTGCATGATGCGTACACAAGTGGGGCAGTAACAGCCAGCCATAACGCGAATAGGTATTTCATATTTCCCCCTAGTTGTAATTAAAAAAGATGATGCAATAGAAATGTAATTGATTATCAGATTATTGTCTATGAATAATAATTATGGGTTTGTAGATAGCAATAGTTGCTTTCTATCTGTGGATAAGTCTGTGGATAACCTGTGGATAACTTTAGCTGGCATGGTTCTTGATATATATAAAGGCTATGAATAGTTACTTACAAGTAACTATCGACTATTCTCTTTATCTCTATATAAAAACATATAATAGGTGCTTAAAAATTAGGCAGTAACAATTACCTAACTCTTTTTACCTTTGGGGTTTTGAATCCTAGTGCTTTGAATCTGGCTCTCAGGTCTGTACCTGCCGCCGATGTGTAGTTGAAGTTCTGATCTAGGATTGATACAGGTTTCTCTGCTGGCTTGGGAGTCTCGGCCTTGCCAAGCCTTTTGGGTCTCGCACTCGGCTGCGCGTCCGGTTGTGCCAGCGGAGTGACAGCGTAGAGTTTCTTAGGAGTGGACATAGTTCCTCCAGAGTAGGGTTTAAACGCGCATACGGGCGCGTAGGACTGATAAATCAGGCATGGGAAGGGAAAGATACCACCCCATCCTGAAAACGGCTTACAGAGGCTTTAAAGCAGTGATGTTAAAACAGCAGCAGAATTAGTCAATTGATCGCGTTTATTTAAAAAGTAATGCTTTTCATCACTTGGGCAATGCTTTGAAAGCATAGTGAAAGCGGTAGCCCCTTCAATTAAACAATCTATTATTTGCTGTAAATCAATAGTTGGGTCAATGACAAAATCGTTATGTTCATCCGCAACTATAATGCTTTCTTTAAGCTTTCCCATAATATATATCCCCTTTAAATTGATTTAAACGTCCTACAAGACGATAAAAAAGGCTAGCCTATACCTGACTAGCCTGATTAAAAAAACAGCTTAAATTAAGCTTAAAAGCTTTCCCCTAGAATCCTCTTTCCAAGTTGCCAGCCAATAACGAAAGTGTGAATTATTGGGTGCATCATCAAAATCTAATTCTTCCCATCCGTCATCGCCATCACTCATTTGCTCATTGAAAACAAATAACCAGTAAGTAAGCAGAGTATTTTTCCTATTAAATTCACAATCGGATAGACCGTGCTGCTCAATTTCTTGTAATAAACTCATGATAATCCCCTATAAATTTAAGCAAAAAGCTTGTTAGTGCCCCATGCCAATATCGGCAATCTGCTTGAATTGTCTTTAATCCATTGCCAATAGTATGAAAAAGCAACATTGCACTTTAAACCTGCACCAGTGGCAAGAATGTACCCTTCAGGTTGTTTTTTAGAATCGGGAACCATTAACAAGTGCCCATGCTCCCATTCGGTTGAAGGTTTATAGTACAAATACAATGCTTCTAAATTGCCATTATTGGCATTTTCTTGTGCAAGCTTTTTCGCTTGATCTGCACAATTGGTAACTAAATTATTTATTGTTTGAATGTAATCCATCATAATCCCCTATGTTATAAAGAAAGTAACAGTACAAAATAAGCATACATAACGATAAAGCATACAAAGCCAGCAATTATTTCAAGAATTGTTTGCATGGTTAGCCCCTTATTGATTCATTGGTAAAATGTAATTTCACGTTATAACAATCTGAAAATAGTTCAGTAATGTCACAATTTATAAAATGACTATCTTGACTTTCTATAGAATCAACGTCCCATGTAGCATTATCTAATTTGCTATATTTGTTTAAAAAATCATCAAGTAAATTCACCTCAAAATCATTTAATCCAGAATAATCGCCGTTAATAATTGCAGGTAAAAAGTGGCTTGATATATTGAAATCATAGTAATCATTTAACATTATCTAATCCCCTAAAGTGTAGGAAATAGGGGGAAATCCCCCTACTTTGTTTATGCTGCTATTTAATTAAACCCTCGCCAACGTCACAAAATTTGCATCGACGAATCCAAAAGTAAATTTTTATTTCTTTACATTCGACACAATTTATTTTTAGTAATTTTTTAAAATTAGTCATAATTACCCTCAAGCTGCTAGTAATTCATCATCAATCAAAACCTGCTTATCAGTGCCACAAGCCAACAAAAAATCACTTGCTTGTTGTGCTAGTGCGCTGGCTTTAAATATTGCTCTGGAATCTGCTTTCAAGCATTTCAACCAAGAATCTATATATCCGGCGTGACGTAGATCACCCTTGATACCATGCTGCTGGCACAGGAAAGCTGCCCCTAGTTCTGCTACTAATTCCTCGAAAGCATAATCACTGTTGCCGAATCTACCTTTTGACAAGTCTCTATCGCAACGTGTCTTTTCGCTAGTCCAGTGCGTTAATTCGTGAAAGAAAGTTGCATAGTAGTGTTCAGCGCTTTGAAATGTGTTTAATGCTGGCATACGGATAGAATCTATTGAAGGGATGTAGCAAGCTGTATCGCCACCGATAGAATACTTTGCATGAGTAGCAATGATGCGATTCTCACAAGCTTCTATTTTCTGATTGTCAGATACTGGCGTATCTTCACTTGGAATAATGTCAATTCCATCTACTTGTGCAACATTAAAGATATAAAAAGCTTTTGCAAACTGATAAAACTTATCCTCACCGGCTTTCTCTGCTTTCTTATCTTTTGCTTGCGACCAGTAAACAATCTTAGTTGCCTTTTCATCCTTACGAACCCTTGCACCTAGTTCATTCCATTGTTTTATGCTTGCCCATGCTGGATTGTTATAGCCTTTGATGCCAGATACCATAGCTGTAATGAACCGATTAATGCCGCGATAAGGTTTACCGCTAACAATATTTTTATCTGCTGATTGTGGTGCATTCCAAGGTTTGACCCAAGGCGTTGCGCCTTTTTCTAGTTCACTGATAATCGAATCTGTTATTTCCTGATAGATAGTCGTCATATCGAATCCCCTATTTAATTGACTATTAAAAACAGTGTTGCTGTAAAGCATTATATATAGGTTATAGGATTATGCAATAGGTTATGTTCATTGTATTTAATAATGTATTGTTTATAGACAATAGTCATAGGCTATATATACGTATATAATATATATAGAAGGGTTTATATAATTGTTATATAAGTTTGTTAATATAAATATATAGCAGTTGTGTAATGTGCAATAGGGGTTGTGGCTGGGAGAATGTGTCTCATCATCCCCCCGAGATTTAACAATTG